TTCCAGCCTTACCAGAAGCACCTTTCTTTTCTCCATACACTTTTTCATATTTACCAGCACTCATCCCACCTTTCCTAGGGTCACCCCAAGCTGCTTCAGCAGCCTTAAGATATTCAGCACTACCCTTTGTATATGTACCATATGCTTTATGGGCTCCATATGCCAATGGAGCAGCACCCATAAGGGTCGCAACAGGGCCACCTTTTAATCTAGCACCTTCCCCTTCTACGCCGGGGTCATATACTATTGAAGCCAAATCTTTTAACCAGTGTTCATCTTTCACCGGAGGTTCATACAATAGTGGAGTCATGAATTGAGCCCCTTGCCCCCCTGCCATAGCAGCAACTCTCGAATAATTCTCATATACTTGGTCTGCATCATGATGGGTTTGCATATATTTCATAATTGACTTTGAGCTAGCATTTGGATTCTCCCTCTTGTATTCTTGAGCCAATATATTAAAACGACCAATGACAGTATTCATATAAGAAGCATTTTGACCCATTACCTGCTTATTAAAAGTCATAAAATCAGGATTAATATCATTTGATTTAGAAGCCGCAACATAACCTTGCCATTGTTCAGATAAATCAGGCAATTTACTTGAAAATGCTGCATTTATATCAGAACCAGTTGCAGCATCAAAGTCTAAGCCGTGTGAACTCCATTGATTTATAGCATTTACCTGATTTTTAGTTTGTTCAGTAATTTTTTGACTATACTTTAATTGAGCTTCCTGTAATAAAGCCATCCTCTCTGCTCTTGCATTAGCCTGATTAGAGATTCTTGACTGATTAAGTTTTTCAATATATTCCATGACATCAGTACCAGTATCTATATTCACCTGATTGCCATAATTTCTAATTCCCATTATTATCTCCTTTAAGCTGTTTTAGCATCATTCCAATTGGTTAATTGCGTCCAGAATATGGTATTAAAATCATCATGTATATCTGCAATAGACGCTTGAAAGTCAGCTTCGTCTTGTTCTAAGGCTAAACCTGCATCTCTTACACCACCACCTAAAGTTGAATCTGCTGTAGTTGCAGCAGTTGTAGCGCTGCTTAGTACTTGGTCTAATGCAAATTCTTGTCCAAAGTTTCCTGCACTAGCAACTCTTGATGGACCTCCTACTTGTGAAGCTTGTGTCAATAATCCAAAGGTTTGTCCCGCCACTTTATCTCCAGCTGCTTGGGATGCAGTACTAAAACCTTCAGTTAAATCATCCATCGTATTTTCATGAGCTTCCTGTGTTCTTACCCAATCTGCTTCACCCTCCTCTTGTTTCCTAGGGTCATATTCATCAATTACTCTTTCATACTCACTAGTTTTCATTGTAGAAGCATCTGTTGCATCTTCTGCAGTTCCTGCTGTTAGCCAATTTTCAACATCGCCAGTTTGGTACTTTTCGGCAACATCTACAGTTTTATTGTCCGCAAGCCAATCCTCAAATTGTTTTTCACGTTGTTTTTCAATAGCTTTCGCTTTATCTCTTTGTCTTGAAGCATAAGATTGGCCAAACCATCCCCACTTACCTTGAGAAGGTCTCCAAGTATTATTATCGTCTACTAATGAGCGTGCCCAGCTATCTTCTCCAACCCACCAACTATCCTTTTTCTTATCAAACCAGTTAGTGATTTTTTTAGTATAAGATGTCTTCGGATGCCACCATTTATGAGAATACTCTTTAAGTCCAGTTTTAGGATTAGTAGTTCCGCTACCTATACTTTGAACCCAAGCTTCTCCAAGAGGTCCAAGCCAATCAATAATCTGAGCTTCTTCTTTATTAACATGAGATACTTGGCCCTTTACTTTACGTAGAGCAGTATCTCCTTTCCGACCCTTTCTTGATAAATTTTGAAGGTGTCTATTGTAAGAATTTACTATTAAATTAGGATTCATATTTTTTCCTTATCATTGGCCCATATTTTGCAACCAACTATAAAATTCATTTGTAGGCATATTAGTTTCCTCGTCAAACATTCCCATTTCTTGCGCAGCCTCTCCTTCATCCATATCTGGGAAAAGTTCCATTAAGGTATTACCCATTCCTTCTGTCATTGAATCTCCCATATCAAAACCATCAACAGCCATATCTAATAAATTAGATGGTTGAAAACTTGATGATGCTACCGGAGTGGTAGTTTTACCAGACCCTTGCAAACCACCCATTAAAGAGGTCCCAATGTCTTTCAGTGAACCTTTTCCAAATAGATTTTTTGCTTTACCTAATATTTCTTGAGGCTTGAATACTTCTCCAAGACCACCTTTTAATCCGCCCATTATTCTTTCACCCATGCCTAAATTACTAATATGTGAGGGGTCAGCCATTGTAACGTCTAATCCAAAACCTCCACCTTCACCAAAGCCTTTACCAAATTTAGACAAACCGCTAGTTGGGTCCATTCCCCCCATAAAAGATTTAGCAGCTGATTTTAAAACATTTCCAAACTCATCTTTAGCAATATCCTCAGTTACAGACTGCCTAGTACCCTTCAGATAGTTTCCGCCAAGCAAATCTTTTTGCTTGACACCAGATACAGCCCCTCCAATAGCACTACCGGCTAAAGCCCCAGCTCCACTAGCAGCTGCTAGTAATAAAGGAGCCGCAGCCCCTCCTGTTACTGCAGTTAAAATAGCAGCTCCTAATAAACCGCCTATAGAAGCTCCCCATCCTTTAGATTTAGCTAATTTAGACCCTGAGGTTGATAAGCTAGAAGATTCATCCTCTATATCTGTATCAAGGTTTCTATCACCCCAACTGAACCCTTGCCTATAGTTTGACATTATTCTTTCCTTTCATTAATTATGCAGCTGTTTCTAATTTTGCTGTTTCCCCAAACGGCTGCCAAAAACAATTTACTATACTATCACAAAAATCATGTGCTGTACCCGACTGGTCTGTAGTTGGGTCAACCGCATATAAGTGAATCTCAATTCGTAAACCCCATGTATCGCTATGTAATGCGCCAGTAGTATTCCGACCACTTTCCATTGGAAGAAAGGTATGTGAATTACATATATCTATTGAGTGAACAGGAGTAAAAAAAGTATTATTTCCCCTAGCATTAGTAAGAGTACTGGGCGCTGTGCCACTATCCAAAGTATAACCTAAATCAATTCCCCACCTCCAATCATTATTATCAGAGGATTGTGAGGAATCTAAATACTCCCCATTGGCACGAGCACCATGTCTATAGATACCATTATTTTGTAAATATTCTATAGTCTGTCTTAATTGCATTGTTCCAGCATCTGCTAATCGTCGTTCTCCTGCTGGATATGAGCTATTAAAAAAATACTTATTTCGTTCAGAACCGACTGTCCATCCAGAGGTTGCTGCATCAGAACCTTCATGTGTATTTGTAACAAATCTATCATTATTGCTACAATTATTATGCCTGGAGATTAAAGAACTTTTAATAAAATCTTGGCAAGCATGATGATGAAAGTTTAATTGTTGTCCACCTTCAGTCCAAGGAACAGCTCCAGAAGTATAAGTTGCAGGAAGAGGGTATCCAGAAAAATCATCAGTAACATATCTATCAGAATGAAGATGGCAGGCTGCAGAAACAAAAAATACAAAACAATCATAATCTCCTATAATTAATTTCTTATGAGGCTTGCTTCGCGTTGAAGCTATATAGGGAACTTGATTTTCGCCGCTCTCTCCCGTTTCCGGAGTTCCGCCTGTATCACCTTCATTTGTATAAAAATGTTTTTCCATACAATTAAAACCAACAGCAGTTCCTTTTCTGATTGTATTTATAAGCCAGTTCCCATTAGTAGTTGGGTCAACCGATGTTGCAACATTTAAAGGATAGTTGTTTCCAGAAGTATTCATTGTTCCAATATCTGTGTGATTATCGGGTCTCCTAAATGCTACAAAGTCAACTATCCGTACTAAATTAGCAGAATAAGTACAATTATAGAATATCCTTGCACTTGAATCATTATTGTATGATGCATTGCATGCATCACTGATATCTTCTGCAAGGTCTGCCGCACTTGTAGCAGCACTACTTGAATAATCTACTTGAATCCAATGATTTATTTCACCTTCTGTAATAAGAAAAGGAGGGCTATGATTAGAGCCCCCCGCTACCCAGTCTGTATCATTAAACCAAATTCCACATTTTCCACTACCCGCTACAAAGTCTTGGTCACCACCATCATCAGCATCTCCTGGGCCAGGTTGAGTTGGTATAACAAAATAACTTCTATGGACAAGATTTGCAGTAGTTGTTGGAATTGTCAAATTTGTTACTTGTGTATTAACAGTGGTTGGGTCAACTTCTTCGAAAGTACGTCCCAAACTACCCTTCCCAAACCGCCGTTCCTCATCATCTGTCCCAACCTCTCCTAATTCTCCATGTTCAAAAATTTCCTCATTAGGAAGGTTTGGAGGTTTGTCGCTACTTTCCCAAAGAGGGTCTGCCCAAAAAGGATAGGTTCCCTCAGGCATTTCACCAGGATTATCTTCATTTTCAGCGATATTATTAGGATTGTGTCGCCATCCTTGCCAATAAGAATGATTAGCATCACGCTGAGATTCATGTTTATTCCGGACATTAACAGTTAAAAATCCACTAACCAGTCTATCGCTCGGCATTCCTCCAAAATTAGCTACCACTGTATGAACTTTTGCATCACCAACTCCTGGACCTCCTCTAGGCATAATAAATACTCCTTATTACAATTTGTTTAATCCCAAGCATTATAGTTTTCATCTCCATCTTCTTCATCTTTATCTGCGCCCCATGCAGAATAACAAACCCTTAAATCATCTTTACCCATAATAAAATGAGCGCCACCAGTACCCTTATCATTAACTACTAAACCTAGCGGGAATGTAGTTCCAGCAGTATAAGCAAAATTACCAATATCATCAGTAGTATCTGCACTAGCAGATGCCCATAAAGTTCCTTCAAACTTATGAAGAGCAGTCCATGTTGGAGTAATAGTTTCATCAATAGCGATTCCATCAGCCTCTTTTAGTAATTTTTTATTAGCATCACTTTGATTAACTTTAGCTTCTATTTTATCGTCTAAAGCAAATTCTAAACAAGGACCTGTTGCGGAGCCTATACCACTACCCAGTCCAATTTCTATCCTAATAGAGTTTGCTGTATTTATAACCTCTATACCTTGTCTAACCGCTTCACTACCAGAGCCACTTCCATCAGAATTGATAAAGCTAACTTCGGGTCCATCACCGCCCCCAATTAAAAGACCTCCTGAATTTATCATTCTTTTAGATTGTATTTGGTCTGGAGCAATTGCATCTTGTGAGACTAGTACTGATTTGGCATCAAGGCTGCTTGTATTAGTTCCACCATCAGATACTGGGATAACGCCTTCACCAGTACTACCGCAACCAGCACGATAGATTACATTATCTTCAATGGTAACATCTCCGCCATTTAATCTTGACAAGGTTGTATCGTCAGCATCTCCAAGTTCTATATCCTCATAAATATATACATTGCCAGCAGGCTGAATACGCATTCTAGGGTTAAGAACACCCGCTTCATTACCAGTTTTGAAAAAAAGCTCAGATGAACCAGTGGTACCAGCATTCCCTATTTCTGCAAGTTTATTGCCATATTGATTTTGAAATTGTAATGTTGAATGAGCTGCATCGAGTGATTCATCAATAAGTACTTTTCCTCTAACATGTAGTCTTTCAGTAGGGTCGACATTGCCAATACCAAGACAGTTAGTATCTCCTGTAAATATCAGTTTATTATCACGAATCGTAAAGTCGTGGGATGCTGAAGTGCCAGTATCTATATTGAAAGCTCCTGTATCGGCTATTTGCCCATCAGTAATTTCTGTATCTCCTACTGTAAAATCATCTTCAGCATCAATCGTTGTTCCTACAATAGAATTAGGATTATCAGCTCCTATAATAGTACCATCAATATTGCCACTATCAATATTTACACTTGTATTAGATTGAGCAAAGTGATTTAATGGAGCCACTAAGGTATCAGCAGATAATGTGGTAAAAGCACCAGTAGATGCTGAACTTGCCCCGATTGCAGTACCATCAATAGCACCGCCACCTATATCTACCTTTCCCATGACAATGGAGCCAGTGCCAGCTGGAGTTAATGTTAAATCTGCGTTACCTCCATTGGTATTATCTATAATACTACCATTTATATTAATATCATCTATCTGAAGTTCTCCGCCTGTCACCGTACCTGTAGTAGAAATATTATTAGCAACTGTATCAAAGGCTTTATTTAATATCATCTTGCTAGAAGATTCATTCCATAAAAATGAGATTAGTCCACCACTACTACCATCATCACCTATTAAATAACCAGCTGTATCACAATCTGCAATAGCGGTAGCATCTGAGGCTACTTGAAATCTTAAGTCATCAATAGTAACTGTTGTTGAATTGTTAATAGTTTCAGTACCACCAACATCAAAGTCTCCTGTAACAATTAAATTACCTACAGTAAGAATGCCAGTAGTATCGGCTATTGTAAATGAAGCAGTACCATCGGCAGCTTTAACCGAACCTGTATTAACGTTAGCTATATCTGTATTACCTGTTAATGCGGAATCTGCAGATAAAACTACATTTCCTGAGCCCGATTTACCAGTAACATCACTATGATTGGAAACATCACCTATAAGGTGAACCTTGTTATGATGTTGATTCTCATAAACATTCTGTAAAGCACCATGTGTAAGTACTCCCCCAGTAACGTTAGTCGTTTCAATAGTGACATTGCTAGAAGCTTCACCATCTGCAGTTTCAATATTAGAAGAAAATTTAAGCCACATATTTCTATTTTTAATGAGAAGATTGCCATTCACAATCATCATATCACCTTCGTTTCCTTCTGAACGAGTAGGCATTCTGCTAGAACTTTTAATTTTAGGCTGTGAATGAGCTGTTAATATTCTATCTTGTCTATTCATTATTTTATTGACTTCATTTTGTAAACAATTGTTATATCGTTTAACACGAAGTCCTTATCCATAGTACCTGATATTCTTATCTGAATGCTATATATATTTTTAGCTTGAGCAGAAGTAGCTGGCGAAAAGGATTCAGTAACAAAGGTATCAGCAGTATGGTCAAGTACTGAAGATTCATCAAAATTTTTCGCACTACCAGCCCAGTCTTTATCTCCATCTGTAAGATAATTCATTGCCGTAGCCGCATGACCCTTTTTATATGTTACAAAGACCTTTGAAATAGTCTTTTTTACTGATGGCTCTCCAAAGTCTATTTCTTTAGTTGTAAATCCAATATCTTGGTTACCGTCAGCTTCCGCAAAAGCGTAAACTATCTTAGCCCCTTCATCTATCATAACCAATTGTCCATCAACAGTATCTGTAACCATAGGGCACAAACTATCTGCGTCTGTCTGAATACCGTCGCTTTTCAATGTCCAAGATGCTGTTGCCATATCATAAATATATGCACTATTGGTTGCTGTTATCCCAGACCTTACAATAAGTTGGCGTTTTAAAGGATTAAATCCAATTCTGAGGCTGCCAGGGTTAGTATCTGCAAAAGCTTTCCAAGTGACAGAATCTATTACTCTCATACCTTTTGGCTCTAAAAGATGTTCAATCTTTTGACCATTATGTAAGTAAACTCCATTCATGTTAGCCCATGCTATTCCAAAATCGGTAACACAAGCTGCTCCTGCATTTGGGATACCCTTATAATCATATTTACGCTCTACAAATTCCTGGCCCCCAGATACATTATATATATATAAAGTATGTCTTTTAAATTGGAATAATCTATCTCCAAATGCCATCAACTTTACGATATCGTCACCATCTTGAACAGCTATATCTACATTATTAGCTTTTACTGGAAACTTATCAGGAGTAGGCCCGTAAAGAGAAAATCCAGACTTTACCATTCTATCTCCATAACTGACCCCATCAATCTTCACATTGCCAGCATAAATACTTCCAGCGGCAAAGGCAGATGTTTTAAATGAGTCAAGCTTTATTATATCATCTCTTGAATGGCCATTAATAGCATCATATCTTAAAAATCTTGGAGGACTATGAAAATCTAATCCATATGCTTTAGTAGCTCCAGAAGAAGGCCTACCATGTGTATGTGTATATTGATAAGGATAGACAGGACCATTCACTGTGCCCGGAGGCCAAACATATTTAGCTGTAGAAGGTGCGGTCGTATTCCACAAATATCCATTTGGACCTAAATGAGTATAATCTACTCTATTATAAGCACCCCCAGATGAATCTGAGCCAACAGCTTTGACTCCCTTTACAAAATCCCATTCAAATAATTGCCATAAATCAACGAAACCATCTTCATCTGATGACCAATATACTTTTATACCAGTAATACGAGGATTACCACCTATTATATCATTAACGCCTGTAGCACCAAAGTTGTACCCAGCAGTATCGGCTGTTAATCTTGTCTGAATAGTGTCCCCAGCATCATCCCAACCAGTTGCTACACCCGCTGGATGTTGTAATCCATGCATTTTTATTGAGGGGTCAAATAGCATTTTAACACGTTGGCCATTATTACTAATTGACCCCCATGTATCATTCTCGTTGCCTGTTGTTGTATCAGTTAATATGCCATTTCCAAATTTTAAAGCTCTAACAGGGTTTTCACTTTCATAAGTATTAGTAGGATTACTAGGAAATTGAGATAAAGTTCCGCTAAATTGAGGACCAGAAGGATACATCCTCATTAATTGAGGAAGACTTTCTTGAATCCCATCATATACAGTGCTAACATAAAATTGATACTGTTCTATTCCAGTAGGCATCCATCCACCCGTTTCATCTGCATATTCATGATATCCTAAAGAAAAACCCCAAGACATACCTGATTCAGTCACGACGTCCCCTGGAGGAGTTGTACCGGCTATAATAGCAGACTTTTCATTTGCAAATCCTGGGCCAGCCCAAGGTTCTCCGGCCGTAAGAAAGGTGTTTAATCCTCCTTCAAAAAGTTTACGTTGCCACATAATTGCATTATTGCAAACTTGCATATCTAGAGTTCCTGGAAGAGTTATTGTAGGGAAACAACCCTCAATAGCCTGTGGTTTTGTATACCATTGGTCTATTCCACTATTACCGCCACCGCTATTATAAATATGTCCCTGACGAGCTATTGAAACACCGGTTTCATTATTACCATATAATTGCCCTGGAATAAATCCACGCCATTGAGCTACTGTAGATTGCTCTAAATCGGCATCAAATATACGCAAAGCTCCATTATGGAAATATGCATATAAAATAGCAGGGATAGATGCAGTAAGTAATGTATCACCATCAGTAGCCTCTTCTATTATAACACCACTAGCTGATTCTATAATATAATATTTCTCTGATGCATTAACAGCAGCACCACTTGCAGTATTTGGATTAACTCCAAAGTTATTTTTATCGGTATGTATGATATAAAAGCCATAACCACCGGCTGTTATTGCTGGAGTCTCTGTAGCTAATGCCACTGTCAAGCCTGAATTAATTTGACCTAGTGCATAGACTTGGCCTACCTTATCAACAGAAACATTTGTACACTCGGCTAATTGATTTTCGGCAAGGTCTTTATCTGAACTATTAACATTAAGTCCTCCATCAAATCGAATTAGTTTATAACTTTTTTTAGGCATTAATAGCCAGGACCCTCTTTTGGTCCAGTTCCAGACTTACGCTGAAATAAACCGCCACCAATATTATCAAAAAGTTTTCTTTGAGCTTGTTTAGCAGAATCTCCGCCAAATAATCTTTGCATCCATGATTTGGAATCGTTTTGGCCATATGACCAAGGCCCCGGACCTTGCTGTTCATCATTAGAGCCTCCCTGCAACAATCTCAATGCAGACAATGTTCTGTCTCCCATCATAGAATCTTCAGTCAAGGCTTTACCTTCATAGTCCTTAAATCCTAATTTATTCAACAAAGCCTGCATTTCCCCAACCTGACCTGAATCAGTCGTGTCAAAGTTTTGTGCAAAATCTCTAGCATGATGTAATAAATCGCGATTTTCTTCCATTCCAGGGTCATAAGATTCTTTGTTTCCAAATTCATCTTTAGGACTTATTCCTAAAACGTCTTTAATACGTCCAAAGGCTTGACCTTGTTTGCCACCTTGAAATAGACCCTTATCATCTTTCATTCCGCTTACTAAATTTCCAAGTAAGCCTGCTAATCCCTTCATTTTAGTTCCCCTTATTTAGTTTAATCATTATATTAGCTAAGCTTTCTACATATCCATGTATACGCTTTTGTTCTAATTGTACTTTTTTCTGTTGGTCAATTAACTTAATAATTATACTTTCCAATCTTTTATTATCCTCGTCAAGCTCTTCAAGGAGCTCCGTCTGAATCCACTGATTCTGTTTCCATATAAAATACCCAAAGACTATCGTCACCACTACGGGTATCCCGTACTGTTCTAGTATCTGAAAAAAGTCCACTTACTTCCATGTCGTGGTTGTGGTCCACTTGGCAGTAGGCTGGACATGCGTAGTTGTCCATATGATTGTTTTCAATATATTCCCATGTTTGTCCAATAATGATGATGCATATGAATATGTAGACATTTTCTATCCCCTCAACGTATATCCCCATAATGTTGCCTTTCCATTTACTATCTTGACAGGAGTAACTGCAAAGTTGCCTCCTTTATAAAAATCAACGATAGCAAAAGAATGGACCCATTGATGAGGACGTCCTTTTAGCCATTTATTTTTTTCATTAGACATGTCCTTCAAACATCCGATACACCATGCCTCTATTGGCCCTATTAGACCTGTACTTCCCATCATTTGCATTGAATGATAATGGCCATACATAATTGAAACACCAAGTTTTCTTAAATGGTTTGCAGTATGATACTGTCCCCCAAAATGATGTCCATGATAAAAGTGTAACTTTCCTATATTAAAGTATTCTCCAGAAGGATACAATGTGTATCCCCTTTCAATAACTCCACTTAAATCTTCAAATGTATAGTCAGGTAAATAAGGATGTGCCTCTCCAAAAGCTGTTAGCCATTCTTCATGATTTCCCATGCAAAAACGCCTATCTTTTACATTAGCCTTATCTAAACTATCATCAATTTCGTCAAAAAGCTTATTTGTTGCCTTTATATCTGCGTCTATCGCAGGAACCAGATACTCTAAAGGCGGTTTTTTCTTATTTTTCCATTGCCAGTGTGAGACTGAGTCCCACTCTGAAAAATCTCCTAGGTCAATATACCCATCTGGTTTTAGGACTTCTATTGCCTGTTTAACGACAGAGATTGCTTTCTTGTCGTGCAATGGAGCATGCTTGTCGGGAGTAACGATATATCTTTGTAATATCCCTTTTTCATTAGTCATATGACTCCTAATTATATTCTTCAGGAGGAGGCTCTTTATCCCAATCCAAAGGATTTATATAAACATCCTGCAGATTTGCAAATTTAGCCTCTAGCCAATCTTGACAGTAACGCAAATGTAATGCTCCGCATTTATCGCATTCGTAGAATATCGGCTTCCTATATACTCCTATAAGTGATAAGTTGCTAAACTCATCATGTTTACAAATATAGCACTTTGATGGAATTTGGTGATAAACCCTATTACTGGAGAGTCCTATTTTCTCTAATAACTCATGAGGATTATCAATTAAAGACCATAAACCAAACACAGTAGCTATCTTCTCTCCAACTATTTTACTAGAATTTTCTTTACTTGAGCCCATAATTTATCATCAAGTTTATTCTTTGAACTATTAACCAAATAATCTCCTAAAACAATTACTACTTTTTTTAACATTGCTTCAGTCAGAAACGTTTTTGTTATAAACGCTATTATTGCCGGCATTATTTAACCTCCTTATATATTTTAATTATCATATAAATTAATGTTGCTAGTGCTCCAAATGCACTAATCACTGGACCAGCTATTTCAAGCCACCCAAATAAAGACCCTCCTACCCCTATTGCCGCTGTCTTTAATGTATCTTCCATTATTTCATTTCCCTAAGTTGGTGACAGGTTTCAAGTCTTTCTCTTGATTTAGTGCCAAAATTAGGCATTATTTATATCCTTAACTTGGAACATCCGTGCTCCATGTAGTACCAGCGGGGTTTATTAGTGTACCTGTTTCATTACTTGATGAACTATCGCTAATTAAAATTCCACTACCTTCCTCAAATGGCCAGTATCCTCTCAGATTGCCAGTTAAATCTCCAGAATCATAAGAATCAGCACTTGTTAAATCTGTTGGTACTCCACTATTGTAAATTTTACTTACATCATCTGCTGTTAATGCAGTATTCCACATTGCTATATCTGTTAGATTTCCATTCCAATAACCACCCGATTTACCAGCTGCCCCTAATTTCGTTGTTAGGTCACCTCCAGATAAATCTCCTGTAATAGCAGAAATATCAGTAGAATTACCAGTTGATGTAGAACCATCTATATACCATTGAGCTGTATCTGTTGATGCTCTTGTAACAACTACCACAGCATGATGCCAATCTCCATCAGTGGGATTAACGCCATTTTTTACAGTTGCACTATTACCACCTTCTAACATATATAGGGTTAACCTATTAAGGGAAGAGCTATATGAGAACTGCATTCTTATAGCATCATCATCAGAATGAGTAGAAATTATGTGCATTGCTGAATCAGTAGTAGATTTAAGCCACGCTGAAAGTGTAAAACTAACTGTATCATCTCCCCATAC